ATACAGTTGCACCAAAGACAATTTTATCTCTCCCAAGTGTAAATTTTGAAAATCTTGATAAAATTCAAATTGTTAAAGGTTTCTCAGGAAATATAACTGCTATTAGTACAACTACGGGTTCTGGAACTCCACTAGCATTAAAATTTACTCTTGATGTTGGATCTCCAAATATTTTCAATAGTGGGACTAATACACTAGATGTTGGATATCCAGTATTCATTAGTAATACTACAATTGGGGATGGAATAACATCAATTGATGATTCAAACACTGCTGTTGTTGGTATCGGCACAACATTTGCTGACAATATCTATTATGTTAAAGAAATATCTACAAATGGTTCCGTTGGAATCATTACATGTAATATTCATTCCGGTACAAATATCACAGGTTTGAACATTAGTGGAAATATAGTTGGAAAATTCTCTTGGGGTTCATTCCAGAGAAGGGGTGAGGGACTTAGACAAACTGGTGCACTTCCAGAAACAATAAACTAATTTAATCCATATAAATATCTAAAAAACCTGTGTAAAATGGCTGCTATAGTAACAGACCAATTTAGAATTACGAATGCTAATAATTTTGTAGATTCTGTATTGGATGCTAATAATTCATATTATGTTTTTCTTGGATTGTCCAATCCAGGAACATCAAGCACTCCTGTAGGATTTGGTAGGAGCACTTCATGGGGAGACACTCCATCAAATCCCCCAAGTCCTATTGATAATCAACAATATTTAAGTCATTATAGAAATACTGCATTATTTGGAAAAAGACTTAATAGTTCTAATGTTAGAAGAATTGTAAGAAAGGTTTCTTGGACCTCTAACACTAGATATGACATGTATCGCCATGATTACAGTGTTCACAATTTATCTCCTAATGCTCAGAGTGCTAGACTTTTTGATTGCAATTACTATGTTGTAAATAGTGATTTTAAAGTTTATGTTTGTCTCTATAATGGATCTCATGGAGATATTGGTGGGTCATCAAATATAAATGGAAATACATCTCAAGATGAACCAACATTTACTGATTTAGAACCATCTGGAAATACTTATTTACTATATCTCCTAGTGATATTATCAAATTTGACTCGACCGAATACATTGTTCTTCCTACAGATTGGTCATCATCTACTGATTTTCAAATTCAAAGTATTAGAGATGCTGGAGATTCAAATGTTAATAATAATCAAATAAAAACTGTATATATCGAAAACGGTGGTAGTGGAGTATACACAGCAGGAACTTATGACATTAAAGGTGACGGATCGGGTGCAAAAGTAAATATAGAGGTCAACTCCTCCGGTCAGATTACAAAGGCAACAGTCGTTTCTGGTGGTAGTGGATACACTTTTGGAATTGTTGATTTTGGACACGCAGCAACTGACACCATTTCTGATCCAGCAAAACTGATTCCTATTATTCCACCATCCAGAGGGCATGGATATGATGTATACACTGAATTGGGTGCAGATAAAGTTTTAGTTTATTCTAGATTTGACGATTCTACTAAAGATTTCCCAACTGACACTAAATTTTCTCAGGTTGGGATAATTAAAAACCCGGAAAAATATAATTCAACTGGTGTAAACTTTACTGGAAATGAGTATTCTTCGTTAGGATCTATAAAGTTGACTAGTGGATTTAGTGGATCTCCTACTGTTGGTGCGGCAATAACACAATCCACAGATAATGGTACTGCTAGAGGTTATATTGCATCATATGATAGTGAAACAAAAGTTTTAAAATATTATCAAGATAGATCTTTGAATTTTGGAAATACGATTGATCAAACTGACAGAAATGATGTTACTGCAAAAGCAAGTGTTGTTAGTTTTGCATCAACAACAAATACTATTACTCCAATATCAGGTTCGGTTGATATAAATTTCAGTGGAATTACAACAACGATTGGATCTAAACAAGTTAGTTTAGGAGTGACTTTCTCTGGAGGGGTTGCTGATCCTGAGATAAATAAAAACACGGGAGATATCATTTACATCGATAATCGATCTCTTGTAACAAGAGACTCTAGACAAAAAGAAGACATCAAAATTATCCTGGAATTCTAAAGAAAAATGTCGCAAAAAACAAATTTAAATGTCAATCCATATTATGACGATTTTGACTCTGCAAAAAACTTTCTAAAGGTTTTATTTAAACCAGGATATCCAGTTCAGTCTAGGGAACTGACGACTGCACAGTCAATACTCCAAAATCAAATTGGAAGTTTTGGATCGCATATATTTAAAGAAGGATCAATTGTTGTTCCGGGAAATATTTCATATGATGGGCAATTTTATGCTGTAAAAGTAAATTCATCTTTATTTGGAGTTGATATTTCATTATACATTGATAAATTAGTTGGTAAAACAATAACCGGGCAAGTTTCTGGTATTACTGCTAGAGTTCAGAAAGCAATTTTACCAACAGAAAGTGATGATGTAGAATATGTAACTTTATATGTAAAATACTTAGAATCTGATGATAACTCAGAATTTACACAATTCCGAGATGGTGAAT